AACTTCGACAAATGCCACGACAAGGAGATTTACATGGCTAATACAACTTTTAAGGGAACTCTACGTTCTGAAGGTGGATACTCATCCATAGCTACTGCTGCAAGCACAGGAGTAGAAACAACTCAAATGTCAATTTCATCTGCTGGATTTGCATCTATGGATGCCAATACAATGGCAGTAGAAGCAGGAACTGGTATTACAACTGGCACTGGAACTATCTATAGAAGCTCTGTTCAAAGAGTTGGTGGAATAATTACAACAAGAATATTAATAGACTTAACTGGTTTAAGATCAACTGGTTCTGGTGATATTATTGGTGTTAATGGCACTTCTTTAGTTTGTCACATAGGTCAAATAACTGCTGCTAGAAATGGTACTATACTTACTGGTAGCATGGAATGTTTTGAAGCACCTGCTGGTGGTGATCCTGATATTAATGTGCATTCTGCAACAGAAGGAACTGGAGTAGAAGACGGTGCTATTGGTGATTTGACTGAAACATTATTAGTGAACGCAGGTGATGCAACATTAGGAAGTAAAGTTTACTTTTCCGCTGTTCCTGCCGCAGATTCTTTTTTATATTTAACAACTGGTGATGCAACAGACGCTGATTACACTGCTGGTAAATTATTTATAGAGTTAATGGGTTACGCAGCTTAATAGGAGGCATTTATGGCGATTAGGTCTGATGTAAAAGCATTTAATCACGATCAAGGTGATGCCGCAGCGGTTGTAGGTCCTGCAAGATCAAGGATAAGACAAATAGTAATTTTTGGTAATTCTGCTGGTGCATTAACCATTAAAAATGGTTCAGGTGGATCAGATATATTGGTTCAGAGTTTTCCAACTGGGTTACATACTTTGAACATTCCAGATGCAGGAGTGTTGGCTGAAAGTGGAGCATACATACATGCTTTTACTGGCAGTGGTAACAAACTTACTTTGTTTTTGTCCTAATGGCTAGAAAACAAGACAAACAACCACCTAAGACTAAAAAGTATTTCCGCTCCACTAAAAGTGGTGCGGGAATGACTAAGGCAGGTGTTGCTCGATATAGAAGAGAAAATCCTGGTAGTAAACTTAAAACTGCTGTTACTGGCAAAGTTAAACCTGGTAGCAAAGCTGCTAAAAGACGTAAGTCTTATTGTGCAAGATCATTAGGACAGCTTAAAAGAGCGTCAGCTAAAACAAGAAATGATCCTAATTCAAGAATTAGACAGGCAAGAAGAAGATGGAAGTGTTAATGAAAGCGACAGAAGTTTTAAAATTACTAGAAAAACACGAAGAGTCTTGTGACAAAAGATATGCTGAAATTCAAGATCATTTGAAAAAATTAGACAATAGATTGTGGATGATTGTATCATTAATTATTGTTGCTAGTGGATTGGAGCAGTTATTATAATGGTTATGGGTAGATCTCAAATGAGTAAACAAATATCCAAACCTTTTGGAAAGAAAAAGAAAAATAAAAAAATTGTAAAGGTGAAAAAAAATGCCAAAAGACGCATGTTATCACAAGGTAAAAGCTAGATATAGAGTATTTCCAAGTGCGTATGCTTCAGGAGCTATCGCAAAATGCCGTAAAGTAGGTGCAGCAAATTATGGCACTGGAGGCAAAAAGAAAGCTAAAAAGAAAGCTGAAGGTGGTGTTATAGAATTAAAAAATGGTGGCAATGTTACTAAACAAAAACGTAAGAGACCTGCTAAAAATAAAAACATAGCTCGTGGCTGTGGTATCGTTATGAGTAATAGACGTAAAGTTACAAAGTATAGATAATGGCTGTAAGAAAAACAAAATCTGGATTAGCCCTTAAACGGTGGTTTAAAGAAGATTGGAAAGACGTTAAAACAGGTAAACCATGTGGTCGTAAAAAAGGCGAGAAGAGAGGCACTCCTTATTGTAGACCTAGTAAACGAGTTAGTTCTAAAACACCTAAAACTAGATCAGAGATGACAGCGGCTGAAAAAAGAAGTAGAATAAGTCAAAAGAATAGAATAGGACAACCAGCAGGTAAACCAAGAAGAGTAAAAGCTCTTAGGAGAAAAAAGAAATGACAACATCTAGCTCCACAAATTTTGAACTTGACGTAGCTGAATATATTGAAGAAGCATTTGAAAGATGTGGATTAGAAGCTCGCACTGGTTATGATCTACAAACTGCTAGAAGATCCATGAATATTATGTTAGCGGAATGGGCTAATAGAGGTTTGAATCAATGGACTATAGAACAAAGAACACAAACTTTAACTGCTAGTGATAGAGAATATTCTTTAGGAACAGACGTTATAGATATACTCTCAGCAGTCGTAAGAAGAAGTGATACAGACTTTAGTATGACTCGTATAAGCAGAGATACTTATTTAGCGATACCAAATAAAGCAACTACTGGTAGAACAACTCAATTTTTTCTTGATAGACAAATAACACCTAATTTAAAGATTTGGCCCACACCAGAAAACAGCACAGATATTATTGTATATGATGCACTTACAAGAATACAAGATGCAGACACACAAGTTAATACTATGGAGATACCATTTAGATTTTATCCTTGTTTGACTGCTGGATTAGCATATTATATATCTATGAAAAAAGCTCCAGATAGAATACAGTTGTTAAAGACTGTATATGAAGAAGAGTTTGAAAGAGCTATGGGTGAAGATAGAGACAGATCTTCATTTACTGTAACGCCACAACTTAATTATTATAAGGTAGGATAATGGGAGTTTTTGCATCTGGTAAACACGCTTTTGGACTATCAGATCGTTCTGGATTCAGATATAGATTAAAAGACATGCGTAAGGAATGGAATGGTTCTTTAGTTGGCAAAGATGAATACGAAGAAAAACATCCTCAACTAACACCACCAAGAGTTCCAACTGATCCACAAGCGTTAAGAAATGCAAGACCAGATGTTAAAGATGATAATAAAGAATTTATTGTTTACACAAATGTTGGATTAGGTAATTTAGGAAGTTTGTTAACATCTTTTAGCGCAACAGCATCAGTAGGAACAGTAACAGTGAGTACAACATGAGTTTTACTTTAACAACATTAACAGCCTCTATTCAAGAATGGACACAAAATGATGAGTCAACTTTTGTAGCAGAGATACCTTTTTTTATTAAAAACGCAGAAGAAAGAATATTTAAAGTAGTCGATTTAGATTATTTTAGAAAAAATGTTACTGGAACTATGAGTAGTAGTAATAAATTTTTAGAAAAACCATCTGATTATTTATCTACATTTTCTTTATCTTATGTAAATTCAAGCAGTGAAAATGTTTTTTTATTACAAAAAGATGTTAATTATATACAACAATTTAATCCTAATCCAAACACCACAGGCAGTCCAAGATTTTATTCTTCATTCGATGTTGATACATTCATAATTGCACCGACTCCAGATTCTAATTATTCAGTTGAATTACATTATTATTATAGACCTACATCATTGACAACCGATGATTCTGGTACAACTTGGATAAGTACCAATGCTCCTGATGCTTTACTTTATGCAAGTTTAGTTGAGGCTTACACTTTTATGAAAGGTGAGACAGATTTAATACAACTTTATACAGCAAGATTTACAGAAGCCATAAGCAGACTTAAAATATATGGTGAAGGACAAGAAAACACAGATGCTTTTAGGGAGGGTTTGGTCAGAGTTCCAAAACAATAAAGGTAGAGAGATGAAAAGTAAAAGTGTTGCTATTGTTGGTTTAGGCAATAGTTTTTCAGAGTATATATTAGCTAAAATTAGAAGCGAAAAATTTGATGAAGTTTGGGCGATAAACTCCATGTCTGGAGTTATTTATCACGATAAATGTTTTATGATGGACCCACCTTCAAGATTTCTTGATACACCTAATGCTGGTAAACAAACAGATATTATGGCTGATAGATTAAAACAAAAAATAAATATTCCTGTTTTTAGTTGTTGTTTAGATAAAAGATGTCCAGATGTTGTAGAATTTCCTTTACAAGAAGTTATACAAAAAACTGGTTATGCTTATTTTAACAATACAGTGGCTTATGCTTTAGGTTACGCAGTTTTTCAAAATGTATCTGATTTACATTTATATGGAATAGATTTTACACACAAAGCAGTTAATTTTGCAGAAGCTGGAAGAGCTTGTTGTGAGTTTTGGTTAGCAATAGCGATCTCAAAAAAGATTAAAGTGCATATAGCAAACAGTTCATCTTTGTTAGACATGAATGTGCCAGAAGATGAAAAACTATATGGTTATCATAGACTTGAAGATCCACTTGTTTCTACAACCACACAAGGTAATATGTTAATTACGAAAAAATCAAAATTAGAACCACCAGAACCATTGGATGCAACACCTAATATTATTGGTAGAAAAGATATACCAGGAGTAACTTACGAGGAGAAAAAGAATGTTTGATTTAAGTTCAGGAATAGTAGGAAGTGTGAATGTAAAAACATCACATCAAGGAGGATTAAAAAATGAACAAATAGCAGACTTGGCTGTGGATAAAATAGCAAGTATATCAGATCAAGCTCCACCTCATGTAAGACAACAAGCTAAATTATTTAAAGAACAACTCAAAGGAATTATTCATCATTATCTTCTCTTGGCAAGAAGAGAAGAGCGTGGTACTATCATTCAAGCCTTGAGATCTAGTGGTCAAAAGGAAACGGCTGAATATATAAGGAGACTCTAATATGGCTATAACACAAGCGATGTGTACTTCTTTTAAAAAAGAGTTATTAGAAGGCGTACACAATTTTAAAAACTCTGGTGGAAACACTTTCAAATTAGCACTTTTTGCAGAAGGAACTGGTGCAAAATCATCAACAACTGCAACATTAGGAGCAGGAACAACTGTGCTTGTTACAACTGGTGAAGTTACAACAAGTAATTCTTATTCTACTGGTGGTGGTACTTTGACAAGAGTTGATCCAACTACATCTGGCACAACAGCATTTACAGACTTTAACGATTTAAGTTTTACAACAGCAACGATTACGGCTATGGGAGCATTAATTTACAACAGTTCTGCTAGTAACAAAGCTGTTTGTGTTTTAGATTTTACATCTAACAAAACATCAACATCTGGAACTTTTACAATACAATTTCCTACTGCTGATGCAAGTAATGCGATTATAAGGATCGCCTAAATTGTCAAATACTACCTTACAGGGTTGGGGTAGAGGCACATGGGGTCAAGGTGCTTGGAATGAAGAGATTGACGTTGTTGTTACTGGATTAGTAGGAACAACTGCGTTAGGCACTCCAGATGGGATTCCTGGTGTAAACGTAGCAGTAACAGGTTTATCTGCAACTACTGCCATAAGTCAAACTGGTGCAAGTACAGTTACATACACTGTTACTGTTGTTTCTGGTAATCCTTCAAATCATCCATATTACAATCAAGGATCTACTAACAAGTACGCTATTGGTGGATCAACAGCATCAGCCGATGTCAACTTAACTTTGTATGAGGGCAACACTTATAGGTTTGATCAAAGTGATAGTAGTAATGATGGTCATCCACTTAGAATTTATGAAACGGCAGATAGAACTAGAGGTGAGTACACTACTGGAGTGACCACTAACGGCACACCAGGACAAGCTGGAGCTTACACAGAAATTACTGTAGCAGATAATGCACCTAGATTGTTTTATCAATGTAGTAATCATGCGTACATGGGTGCAACAATAACCACTCATGGAATACCGAACATAGATGCTACAACTGGTGCGCCAACTTCTGCTAATACTCCAGTAAGCATTGCAATGACAAGTGCATTAGGTTCTAACTTTTCTGTTGTTACAACAACTGAAGTTACACCTTCTGATTATAATAATAGGTTGCCCGCTTTACAAACATCATTAAATGATGTTGTCACAGTGCCTCAATGTGTGGTATCGTTAACAGGGTTAAGTGCTACTGGTAGCACTGGAGAAGAATTAGTATATAGTTTAATAGTACCAAATCAAACAGCTAACTGGCAAGAGGTGGCATAATGGCAAGTACATTTGTAAATAATTTAAGACTCGAAGAAATGAATACTGGCGAACAGTCAGGAACTTGGGGTACAAAAACAAACACAAACTTAGAACTTATAGCTGATGCACTAGGTTTTGGCACAGAAGCCATAACGACAAATGCTGACACTCATGCAACAACAATAGCTGATGGCGCTAGTGATGCAGGTAGAGCAATATATATAATATACACTGGAACTTTAGATTCTGCTTGTACAATTACTATTGGCCCAGACACCTTGAAACGAGTTCATATAATTAAAAATGGCACAAGTGGTGGACAAAATATACTTATAAAACAAGGAACTGGTGGTGGTGCAGCAGTTACTATTCCAAATGGAGATACAAAAGTTGTTTCTTTAGATGGAAATGGTTCTGGAGCGATAGTCACAGATGTTTTAGCGTCACTAAGTGTTGTTAATTTAAACGCAACTGGTGCTATTACTTCTACAGGAAGAATAGTCACGGATGATACAACTGCGGCATCAAGCACAACTGATGGTTCACTACAAACTGATGGTGGTTTAAGTGTGGCGGGAGATGCAATAATTGGAGATGATTTAAAATTATTATCAGACTCTGCTATTCTTTCATTAGGTGCAGGAAGTGATGCTACACTTACACATGATGGCACTACTGGGGTAACTATTGCAGCTAACCCAATAACTATTGATTCAGGTGATGCTTTAAATTTAGATGCTCACACAGGTATATTTGTATTTAAAGATGCAGGAAGTGAAGTATTAAGATTTACTGAAGGTAACAGTGGAGATGTAACAATTAAACTTGCAACAAATGCTAAAGATTTAGTATTTACTGATAATGGTGATGCAACTAATATGAAAATATTGGATGCAGCAGCAGGTATAAATGTTCCAGGAGAAGTGCAGACAACTAAGATAGCCTTCACAGATGGTGATGATGCTATGACAGTTGCAGATGGTGGTAGTGTAACTTTTGCCGATGATGTAACAGTAACAGGTAGAGCAACTCCAGGAACTGCTCCTTCTGCTGGAAGTGCTACAACGGGTACAGTTACTTTTGATTTAGCAACAAATAATAACTTTCATCTTACAACAAGTGGTAATGTTACTGATTTAACTTTTAGTAATCATAATGTTGCAGGACAAACAGGAACAATTAAAGTTGTTAATTCAGGACATACTATTGCTGTTAATGCAATGGTAGCTATAAATGCAGACACGCTAACAGCTTTACAAACAGCAGGATCATACATGTTAACATACTTGGTGACTGCTACAGGTGGGGGTTCTAATACCATATTTATTAGTTCAACAGGAGCTTTAACATAACATGTCTTTACTTCCAGTAATAGGTTCAGGAGATCCAGACACAGGATTTTATAATGGTGTTGCTACACAATCAGTACGTTCAGATAGGTCAGGTGGCTCAACTTTAAGCAAAACTTTAGGTACACCAACAACAAGAAGAAGATGGACAATTAGTTTTTGGATAAAAAGAACTGCACTTGGAAATGGTGTAAATGCAACCAATTCTTATAATCCATTAATGGGTTGCGATAATAAGTTAATAGCTAGATTTGACATAAACGACAAATTTCAACTTTATGATTATGATGGTAATTTTGATGTTAATTTAGTAAGCACAATGATGTTTAGAGATACTTCAGCTTGGTATAACATAGTTGTGGTTGCTGATATTGACGGACAAAGTGGTAATAATAGAATGAAATTATATGTCAATGGAGTAAGGCAAGATTGGTCTGGCACTGACCCGGGGGATTATGACCCCAGATGGAATGGAGCGTTAGCACATCAATTATTAGCTGATGGGCAAACAACTGCAAAATTTAATGGTTATGCATCAGACATAACATTTTTAGATGGTCAAGCCATAGGTGAAACTGGTGGATATTTAAATGAGTTTGGAGCAGTAAAAGAGGGTATATGGATTCCTAAAAATTATTCTGGCTCTTATGGAGACAATGGTTTTAGATTAGAGTTCAAAGGTACTGGCACAGCAACATCGAGTGGTGCTGTTTCTAGTCCAACAAATATTGGTGATGATAGTAGTGGGCAAAATAACCATTTTGCAGTTAGTGGTTTTAATTCTTATGATTCAAATATGCCTGATAGTCCAGAAAATAATTTTGCAACCATGAATAGTTTAATTAAGACAACTGGAGCATCAGGATCTTTAACAGAAGGTAATTTAAAAATTACTAAATCAGGACTAACTTATTCTTATTTTCAATCTTCTTTTGGTGTAACAAAAGGAAAATGGTATGCTGAAATTAGATGTAATGCTAAAACTGATGGTGCTTTTATGATTGGTATTACAGAAATGAATATGGAAACATATAGAACTGGTGAAAACATAGACCCACATCTTACTGCTGGAACAATATGGTATAGTGATAATGGATATGGTCATTATGATGGTTCTGGAGTTTCAATAAGTGATTTTTCAGGTGGCACTGGATTTAGTACAAATCAGGTTGTTGGTTTAGCACTTGACATGGATAGTAGTACAAAAACAATTAAATTTTATGTAGATGGAAGTTTAGTTACAACAAAGAATCTAACTGCAAACTTTACAGACCATATTGGATTTGCTTGTAATTGGTATAATTCACATACGGGAGTTTGGAATTTTGGACAGGACTCAACCTTTGCTGGTGATGAAACTGCTACAACTAATGCGGACGGAAATGGTATTGGTGCGTTTCATACAAGTCCTCCTAGTGGTTACTTGGCTTTGTGCAGTGCGAACCTTGACGATGATGATTATGCAACTATTGGTCCTACTGCTGATAATCAAGCAAGCGATTTTTTTGCAACAACTTTTTATGCTGGAACTGATGATGCAACAAGAGCTTTTGATCTTGGCTTTGTAAGTGATTGGGCATGGTTTAAAGCAGATGCAGATGGTTATGGACATCAAATATATGACAGTTCTAGAGGTGTTCAAAAATATTTTAGAAGTAACACTTATGCCACAGAAGCCACAAATTCAGAAGGTCTGCTTGATTTCAAAGCAGACGATGCAAATGACACATCAGTAGATGGTAGTGGTACTCAGTTAAAAATAGGAACTGATGCTTTCTTAAATGAAAGTGGTACTAATGTGTCTTTGTGGACTTGGAGAATAAATGGTGGAACTACCAGTTCAATTTCTGCTGGTAGTGTTTCTAGTGGAGTTCCAAGTGCAAGTTCAACAGTACAAGTAAACACAACTGTAGGAATGTCGCAAGTTTTATATACTGGTAATGCAACAGGAGCAGGAGCAGAACAAACTATTGGTCATGGTTTGGGTGTTATACCTGAAGTAATAATGTTCAAAAGTAGAACTTATGCTAATATGGATTGGTATATTCATCACAAAGGATTAGGTAATGGAGTAACAACACACATAGAGTTAAATGTAACTGATGCTGAACATGGTGATGCTGATTATATGAATGAGGTAGCACCAACTGCATCTGTTTTTAGTTTAGGTTATAACTTTACAACTAATAAAAGTGGAGAAACATATATAGCTTATTGTTTCAATAATGTTGAAGGTTATTCAAAATTTGGAAAATTTACTGGAAATGGTGATGCAGATGGTGCTTTTGTGTATACTGGATTTAGACCTGCATGGGTTATGATTAAAAATAGTGATCAAGCAGGATCTTGGATGATGATGGATATTGCAAGAAGTCCAATAAACATAGGAGCAACTGCAAATGCACTTGTTGCAGATAATACTCATGGTCAATCAACAGTTTCAACAAGAGGGATGGATTTTTTATCAAATGGTTTTAAAATTAGAACGACTGCCGCTGATATGAATAACACTGGTCAGGATCTTATATATTTCGCATTTGCCGAAGACCCATTTAAGTACGCTAACGCAAAATAGGAGATAAATATGGTTTGGAAAATAGTAGATGGTGATGCAGTAGCTCCCGTAGGTGAAATGTTTAGTACAAAAGGAGTAAAGATACCTCCTACATGGAACTCATGGACTGACGATAACAAGAAAGAACATGGTTTATATTGGGAAGATGATCCAGTTGTAGAAACTTTTGATGAAAGATTTTACAAAGCAAAAGATGTGGAGAAAAACCTTGCAGATGTAAATGCAGTTGATGCAGACGGCAAGGCAGTTATGGATGTTCGTACTGGTAAACAAATGGTAACAGTTGGTCTTAAAACAGTTTGGATTTCTCAAACAAAAGAAACTGCAAATTATTTACTTCGTAAGTCAGATTGGGAAGTGACCCGCAAAGCAGAAAAAGGAACTGCAATAGCTAGTGCAACATCTACATTCAGAGACAAAGTAAGAACTGCTTGTGATACAATAGAAACAAAAATTAATAATTGTAGTAACTTAACTGAATTTAAAGCCTTGTTTGATGTGCCAGTAGACAGTGATGGTAAAGCAACAGGTAATGCACCTATTTATGATTTTCCTGATGAGGCTTAATAATGCCTATAACAAAATTACAATTCAGACCTGGTATAAATAAGGAAACAACTTCTTATTCAAATAAAGGTGGTTGGAATGATTGTGATCTTGTTCGATTTCGTTTTGGATACCCAGAAAAACTAGGTGGATGGGAAAAATACTCAATAGTAACTTTTTTAGGTTCTTCAAGATCACTTCATGCTTGGGCAAATCTACAAGGTAATAATTATTTAGGTATCGGCACAGAAATAAAATTTTATATTGAAGAATCACAAGGTTATAATGATATAACACCACTTAGACGTAAAGTTGTAAATGGTGTCACTGTATTTGATTTAGATGGTTTGGAAGTAATTTCCATAGTTTCTGGTAGTGCTGGAACTGGAGCTGTAGGAACAGTAGTTGTAGATCCTGAACAAGTGGTGGCTGCAAGATCAACTAATCCAGAAAATAATTTAAGAATTGTAGGTATAACAACCGTTGGCACAGTTACAGTAGAAACAGTACAAAGACCAGTATCGGCAAATATTTTTGCTACAGGTCAAATTGGTACAGTAACAGTAGAAGACACTAGAAATGAAACGATTGAAGTAGGTTAAAATGGCAATAACTTTTACATCTGCAACCGATAGCACAAATGTTACTGTAAATGATACCTCTCATGGAGCTATAGCAGGAGATTTTGTAACTTTTAGTAATGCAACAACAGGCAACTCCTCTCTAAATACTCAACTAAATAATGAGTTCTCTATAACATCAATAACTGACGCAAATAGTTATGTTATTACTTTAAGTTCTAATGCTTCTGCTGCTTTGTCTAGTGCAGGATCAGCAGATGCAGAATATCAATTAAACGTAGGTATTAATACAGTTGTGCCTGGTTCTGGATGGGGTGCTGGAACTTGGGGTGCTGATGGATGGGGTGATCCTTCTTCAGATGTTGTGGGTGGTGGCACTATGCGTTTATGGTCACAAGATAATTTTGGTGAAGACTTAATTTTTAATCAAAGAGATGGTTTTCTTTTTTATTGGGATAAAACTTTAGGAGTTACTTCAAGAGCAAAAAATTTTATAGAGTTATCAGATGCTGCGCCAACAAAGTCTCGTAAAATTATTGTATCTGAACGAGATCGTCATGTGATTTGTTTTGGCGCAAATCCAATAGATTCAACAATTCAAGATAGATTACTTATTCGTTTTAGTTCACAAGAGAATCCTTTTTTTTGGACTCCTAGCGCAACCAATACAGCAGGAAGTTTAAGAATAGGTTCAGGATCAGAAATTATTACTGCTGTCAAAACAAGACGAGAGATGATTGTTTTAACAGACTCATCTGTTCACAGCATGCAATTTATAGGGCCTCCATTTACTTTTGGTATAAATCAATTGGCAAGTGCTATAACAGTTAGAGGGTTTAATACTGCGGTAGCTGTTGGTGATTCTGTGTTTTGGATGGGTTATGATCGTTTTTATGTATATGATGGTCGTGTTCAAGTTATACCTTGTTCTGTAAGAGATCATGTATTTCAAGATTTTAATGAAACACAATCAGATAAAGTTTATGCAGGTATAAATTCAGCTTTTGGTGAAGTGTTTTGGTTTTATCCGTCTGCAACTAACTCTGGTGCGAATGGTGGCACAGATGAAAATGATAGATATGTAGTATATAACTACGACCAAAAGATATGGTATGTAGGTAATCTTGCAAGAACATCATGGGTAGATAGAGGTGTATATCAATATCCAATGGCAACCGATTCTAATCTTTTGTATAACCATGAAAAAGGTAATGACAATGATGGCACTGCATTTACATCATTTATTGAATCAAGTCCTATTGACATACAAGATGGAGATCAATTTGTTTTTCTTAGAAGAATGATACCCGATGTAAGTTTTGATAATAGTGATACTGGTATTAGTAATGATAATAAACAAGCAGTATTTTCTTTAAAGGCACAAAGAAATCCTGGTGGTGGTTTTGTTAAAACATCAACAAACACTGTGTCTCCAACAACTGAACTTAATCATTTAAGATTGCGTGGTAGATCGTTTGGGCTTAGAGTAGAAAGCACGACACAAGGCGTGAACTGGAGATTAGGAACAAATAGAGTTGATATTAGACGGGATGGTGACAGATGAGCAGACAACTAGTACCACCAAATTTTTCATTACCACCAGATGAATATGATGTTCAATATTTTAACGAGATGGTAAGAAGTTTAAGTCAACTTGTAACACAATTGCAAAATCCAGGTGAGCTAAGAGGCACTAAGATTACTTTGACGGATTTGCCTACAAGTGATACAGGTTTAGAGGTGGGTGCTTTATTTAATGATAATGGAACTATAAAAGTTAAGACGTAGACGAATTAACAAAATTGAGGTAAGATTACATTATGATAAAAGGTTTAGGTAAATTATTTAAAGATTTTGCACCTGTACTTATAGGTAGTGCTTTAGGACCTGCTGCATTAGGTGCTACAGGTATGAGTCCTTTTTTTCAAAGAGCTGTTACAGGAGCTTTAGCTAGTAAACTTGGCGGAGCTAAAACTAAAGATGCACTTTTAGCTGGAGCTTTATCTGGTGGTTTAGGTGCAATGTTTGGTGGAGCTGGAACAGAAGCTGGATCACAAGCAACACAAGTCGGAGCTTCAAAGGCAGGAACATCAGGAGGATCAAAGGCACTTGAATACGCTGTAAATCCAGACATAGATAAAAAAATGGGTATTAGTGCTGGTTCAAAAGTAGGAACTGATGTGGCTTCTGAAGGTATCAAAAAAGTAACTACAGGTGGTGATTCTGGTAGTTTTTTAAATATGTTAGGTATAGGTGATGATAGTTTAACTGGTAAATTTTTAAGTTCAGGTGTAGGTCAAGGATTAACTGCTGGATTACTGATGCAATTATTAGCTGGTGGCGATGAAGATGAAGATATGAGATCAGAATTTGAAAGAAGACCTTTTGGATATGGAGGACCTAGCGGTAAACTTGGTGGTATAACGTATGCTAATATGGGAGGATCTATGGGTTTTCCTCGTAGAAATGGTGGTATAGATCCAAGTGAAGGTTCTGGAAGAAAAGATGATGTGCCTGCCATGCTTATGGCTGGCGAATTTGTTTTAACAAAGGATGCTGTCAAAGGTTTGGGAGATGGCAACCAAAGAAAAGGTATACAAAGAGCTTACAATATGATGGACAACTTGGAGGCTAGAGCATAATGGCAGTTCAAACTTATGAGAATATACAAAGATTACCTCCTGAACTTGAAGGTTTACAAAAACGTCTATTGCAGACGGGATTTGGTGAATTTGATGGTGCAACACAAACAACACCAGGATTACTTGATAAACCATTAGGATTGCCAGATTATCAAATAGCTGGAATGGACCCACTTCGTTCTGCTGCTATAGGTTTAGGTGAGCAAATGGCTGGATCTTACAGACCTTTTATAGAAGGTGGAAGAGATCAAGCACTTGCAGCGCAACAAGCATTAACAAGTGGATTAGGATTTTTACAACCCGATTCTGTTGAAAAATTTATGAATCCATTTCAAGATCAAGTCATTGATAGAACAATGGCTCGTCTCAACAGAGAAGCAGATATGCGTAGAGCTGGAGCTGATGCACAAGCTATCAAAGCAGGAGCATTTGGTGGATCAAGAGAGGGTGTGCAAAGAGCAGAAACA